AATGCAGAGCTTGCCCTGTGGCGGGTTGACCAGATGGCCGCAGGTTATCAGACGCTGGCAGATGTGCCTGCCGATGATATCGACGGTGAAAGCGTGCGCTGTTTCCACTATTTCCGCGCCGTCTGCGCCATGACCAGTGCAACGCTGTTTGAACGCTATCGCGGCATCGATGCGACGGCAAAAGGCGACCGCAAGGCGGAAAGCACCGAGGCGGTTATCGATGAACTGTGGCGGGATATGCGCTGGTCTGTGGCGCGTATTCAGGACAAGCCGCGCTGTATTGTCGGGCAAATCTGATGAAGGTTTACGCGATGCAGGGTGACACCCTCGATGCGATTTGCGCCCGGTATTACGGGCGCACTGAGGGCGTCGTTGAAACGGTGCTGCAGGCGAATCCGGGGCTGTCAGCGCTGGGCGTGATTCTGCCGCACGGCACGGCCATTGAACTGCCCGAAACCGACAGCGCCCCGAAAACCGAAACGGTGAATCTATGGGACTGAGTGTGGAAAAAATCACGACGTTTATCGCTTACTGGCTGGCCGTGGGGCTGGCGTATTTCGGGGCGATGTCCCCTGAAAAGCTGGCGCTGTATGTGGGGAGTGCCTGCGCCATTTTTACCGCACTGACGAACTACTGGTTTAAGCGCAAAACCTTTCGCTATCTGAAATCACTCGGACTCGATAAGGGGGCGATACGTGAGCTCAATCATTAAACGCTGCAGTGTGGCCGCCGTGCTGGCGCTGGCGGCACTGGTGCCTGACTTTCGTCTGCTTAACACCTCGCCCGAGGGGCTGGCGCTGATTGCTGACCTCGAAGGGTGTCGCCTGACGCCTTACCAGTGCAGCGCGGGAGTGTGGACGTCGGGCATTGGTCACACTGCCGGTGTCGTCCCGAAAGGGGATATTACCGAACAGCGCGCGGCGGAAAACCTCGTTGCGGATGTGCTCAACGTTGAGCAACGGCTCGCGGTCTGTGTGCCGGTGGATATGCCACCGCGCGTCTATGACACGCTGGTCAGTTTTGCCTTTAACGTGGGAACCGGCGCGGCCTGCCGTTCGACGCTGGTCTCGTATATCAAACGCCATCAGTGGTGGCAGGCGTGCGACCAGCTCACCCGCTGGGTGTATGTGAAGGGTGTCCGAAACCGGGGGCTGGAAAACCGACGCGATCGGGAGTGGGCTTACTGCGTGAAGGGGATGCAATGAAAGTGCTGATTATTCTGCTGGCCGGGCTGCTCGCCGTGGTGCTGTGGCTGCGTCATGACAACGCAAATTTATCCCGATCATTCGAAAAAGCGAACAGGGTCGCCAGCGAGCAAAAGACGACGATTGGCATGCTGAAAAATCAGTTTGCCGTATCGCAGCGAATCGCCAGGACGAATGAAGCTGCGCAGGTCAGGCTCAGTGACGAGCTGAACGCCGCCGGTGAGCTGGCGGCAAGGCGCGAACAAACCATAACGAGGCTGATGAATGAAAACGAGGATTTGCGCCGCTGGTATAGCGCTGATTTGCCTGATGCTGTGCGCCGGTTGCACACCCGCACCGGCTGCGTCTCCGCCGGTCATTGTTTACAACGCCTGCCCGAAGGTGAGCCTCTGCCCGATGCCGGGAAGCGAGCCCACGACTAACGGCGACCTGAGTGCCGATATTCGCAGGCTTGAGCACGCGCTCACCGCCTGCGCGATAAAGGTCGAAACCATCAAAGACTGCCAGGATAAAATCGATGCAGAAAATGAAAAGCCTGCGCCAGGCACTCACTGACGCCGTACCACAGCTAAAAAACAACCCCGAAATGATGCGTATCTTTGCCGATGAGGGAAATATCGATGCGCGTCTCGCGGCCTCGCTGTCGCACGAAAAGAACTACACCCTGAATGTGATCGTCTGCGATTTTGTTGGCGACCCTGACCTGATTTTTGTGCCGGTGGCGGCATGGCTGCGAGAGAACCAGCCGGATATCTGCACGCTGGATGAGGGGCGCAAAAAGGGCTATCGATTCCAGATGGATTTAAACGACGGGGATAATGTTGATATCAGTATCAGCCTGCAACTGACCGAGCGCACCCTCGTCAGGGACGAAAACGGCGCGCTGCACGTTAGCTACGCGCCTGAGCCTCCATTACCCGAGCCGATGACGCGACCGACTGAGCTGTATATCAATGGTGAGCTGGTGAGCAAATGGGATGAATGAATTTAAACCTTTTGATGACAAACTGGCGGGACTGATTGCGGCAATATCACCGGCGGGTCGGCGCAAGCTGGCCGCTGAAATAGCAAAGCAAATGCGCAGATCGCAACAGCAACGCATCAAACAGCAAAAAGCGCCTGATGGCACGCCGTATCAGGCGCGAAAACGCCAGCCGCTCAGAGCGAAGAAAGGGCGTATTAAGCGGACGATGTTTCAGAAGTTGCGAACGAACCGCAACATGAAAGCCAGAGGCCGCGATGATGCAGCGGTGGTCGAGTTTACCGGCAAGGTGCAACGCATTGCTCAGATTCATCAGCTCGGACTTAAAGACCGGCCAAACCCACATGCTCAGGACGTGCAATACCCAGAACGGCAGTTGCTTGGTGTTGACTTTAGAGACAATTTGTTGATTGAAAAATTGGTTATTGAACATCTAAATTGACTATTTACGGTTGCAAGTCTCATAAGACGAATCCTAGCTTACCGACCTTTTGACCTTAATCATAAAAAATGGTAAATATTGTTGTTGTCTGCTACCTCGTTGATTTTTTAAGCTTTTACTTACAAGGATTGAAGCATGTCTAACGATGATAAAACATTGAATTTATTCCCCATAGATTATCCATTTGAGACTTTATGTTCTAGGATGAAGTCCAATCCCATCAAACTAAAACTGAATCCAGACTTTCAAAGAAAGTACAAATGGGATCAGGACGGATGGCTGCGATCTTCAAAATTCATTGAATCTTGTTTAATGCGTATTCCTCTTCCATCTTGTTACTTTGCAGAAGATGATAGCGGCAATCATATTGTAATTGATGGTGTTCAGCGATTAACCACAATACAGAAATTTTTTGATGACGAGTTCGCTTTGGAGGGAATGACTACATTTAAAGAGCTTGAAGGGAAAAAGTTTTCTGAATTAGGATCTCTACGTTCAGAGTTAGAGTCGACAACAATAAGATGCATTGTTCTAAGAAAAGAAAATCCCAAAAAATTAATAAGAGAGATATTTTCTAGACTCAATCAGGGGGCAGTTAAACTTTCTGACCAAGAAATAAGACATGCGTTATATCCGGGAGGGTTTGATGAATTATTAGAAGAGTTAGGTAATATTGATGCCATTAAAAATTTTGGTTTGGCGGAAACAACTACAGTAAAAAGAGATAGTCGTGAGCCAGACGAACAAGTTTTGCGTTTTTTTGCATTTTATGAAGATAACTTTTTTGATTACTTTGATAGCTCCTTGAAAGAATTCTTGGATGATCATATGGAAAAATTTTCAGACTTAAAAGATGATGAACTGAATATTATGAGGGAGAGATTCAAAACATCATTATCTAAGTGTGAAAAAATATTTGGTGAAGATGTATTTACAAACCCTACAGTTAGGAGAAAACGTAAAGGGTTAGTTCATTATGACATTTTAATGCCTACAATTGGCAAGTTAAATGATGATATTGTAAATGAAAAGTCCGAACAAATACGGAATGCTTGGTTTACTCTTTGTTCAAGTGCTGAGTTCAAAAAAACTTTATCAGGTGGGCTACAGAATAAGAGTTCGGTGATGAAGCGTAGGGCTAGTTGGGTGGCACTTCTTAAGGAAGTTATTGATGGAAAATACTGAATACTATGATGGATATCGTTCATTATTTTTATCCTTAAAAGAAATTATTAAGGAGACGGAGCAACAGGCTATCCTTGAGGAAAATGAATTCTTCAATAAGAACATTAATTTTTTTGTTAAATCGTATCTTATTACACTCTGCACTTATTTAGAGTCGTATTTGACTGAGGTTGCAACATGGCACTGCGATACCATCAATCGCAGGCTTAAAGCAGCCTGCTTGCCACACAATTTTTTGCTTTGGCGAGTCAAAAAAGATGTTAAAGATAAGGAGTTGAAATATATAGATGCTGATTTAAAGGTTGAGAAAAGTGAGGTGTCGGATAGCCTGTCTGGTAATCCTTACAAGACGATTAAGGCATTTTCTTATTTGGGTGTTAATCTTTTGAATTCGGCGGAATTTAATGCGAATAAGGATGTTGTGAATGCAGTGGTTGTAAAGAGAAATAACATTATTCATCATAACGACAATGCAAATGATATTAGTCTCACTGACGTAAGTGGTTATGTAGATCTGTTTGTATCCTATATGGCCGCGATAGATAATATGGTTTGTGGAAAATAATGTTTTAATATTCGTGGGGCTGTTTGATAATTTAGCCCCATATCTGCTTTGGTAAGGGTTCGGAAAATAATTTTATATCATGATGAAATGTCTATGAGATTTATTTCATTTCTAAGTTTTGCTATTTGATAAATCCTTTATGTGGCTCTCATTAATCTAATGGGATGAATTATACTGATATTTTAAAGCTGATAATTGTTGTTTCATCTCCCATAAAACTCCACTTGATTGCCACTAGCCTTTCCAGTCGGCATCCTTTCCACATGAATAATTTAAATTCTTTACAGGAAATCGCTCGGGCGATCCGCAACCTTATCCGCACCGGCATTGTGACCGACGTCGACCCCGTCGAGGGGCTTTGTCGTGTACAGACCGGCGGGATGCAAACCACCTGGCTTAACTGGCTGACCTGCCGCGCCGGCCGCTCGCGGGTGTGGTGGGCTCCTTCTGTTGGCGAGCAGGTGCTCATTCTTGCCATTGGTGGCGAGCTGGACACAGCCTTTGTGCTGCCCGGCATTTTCTCTGATGACCATCCTGCGCCGTCGGCCTCGTCCGATGCGTTTCACGTCACTTTTCCTGACGGGGCGGTTATCGAGTACGAACCCGAAAACGGGGCGCTCACCGTATCCGGTATTAAAACCGCCGACGTTACCGCGTCGGAGTCCATTACCGCCATCGTGCCGGTGGTGCTGGTGAAAGCCGAAACCCGCATTACCCTCGATACTCCCGAGGTGGTGTGTACCAACAAGCTCATCACCGGCACGCTCGAAGTGAAAAAAGGCGGGACGATGTCGGGGAACATCGAGCACACCGAAGGGAAATTTACCTCAAACGGCGTGCAGGTCGATGCCCACGATCATGGTGGCGTGGAGCCGGGCGGAAACTGGACGAAGGGGGTCAAATGACGGTGCGTTATCTGGGAATGAACAGCCAGACCGGCCTCAGTATTTCTGAAGTTGAGCACATCAGGCAAAGCGTGCGCGACATTCTGGTCACGCCAGTGGGCTCGCGCGTCATGCGCCGCGAATATGGCTCGCTGTTGTCTGCACTGATTGACCAGCCGCAGACCCCGGCGCTGCGTCTGCAGATTATGGCCGCGTGCTACTCCGCGATCCAGAGGTGGGAACCGCGCGTCAGTTTGTCGACCATCACCGTTGAACGCGGAGAGGATGACGGCGCGATGTACGTCGATATGACCGGCACGCGTTCGGCATCAGGCCAGCCTTTTTCTATCACCCTTCCACTGAGTTAAACGTTATGGCTATTGTTGACCTGAGCCAGCTCGCCGCACCTGATGTTGTGGAAGAGTTGGATTATGAAACCATCCTGACAGAGCGAAAGGTGACGCTCGTCTCACTCTATCCCGAAGAGCAACAGGACGCGGTAGCGCGTACGCTGACGCTTGAATCTGAGCCGATTGTGAAGCTGTTGCAGGAAAATGCTTATCGGGAGGTTATCTGGCGTCAGCGGGTGAATGAGTCGGCATGGGCGGTGATGCTGGCTTACGCTGCCGGTCATGACCTTGATAACCTCGGCGCAAATTACAATGTTGAGCGTCTCGTTATTACGCCTGCTGATGAGACCACGCTGCCGCCAACGCCTGCCGTCATGGAATCGGACACCGATTACCGTCTGCGAATTCAACAGGCTTTTGAGGGAATGAGCGTGGCCGGGTCGACCGGTGCGTATCAGTTTCATGGCCGCAGTGCTGACGGGCGGGGCGCCGATATTTCTGTTATCAGCCCGCAGCCTGCCTGCGTGACCGTGTCGGTACTGTCCCGGGAGAATAACGGCGCGGCATCCGGGGAACTGCTCGCCGTGGTGCGTAATGCTCTCAACGATGAGGATGTGAGGCCGGTTGCTGACCGCGTGACCGTGCAGTCGGCGGTCATTTTCGACTACACCATCGATGCCGCGCTTTATCTTTATCCCGGCCCCGAAAGCGAGCCGGTGCTCAGTGCGGCAAAAGCGAAGCTGCAGGCTTATATCAACGCGCAGCACCGGCTCGGGCGCGATATCCGCAAGTCTGCCATCTATGCCGCGCTTCACGTCGAGGGGGTGCAGCGTGTCGAACTTGTCGCGCCGGTCGCTGACATCGTACTCAATGAGACACAGGCGTCATATTGCACTGCTTACAGCGTAAACATCGGGGGCAACGATGAGTGATACCCGTCTGCTGCCGGTGGGCTCGTCGCCGCTTGAGGTGGCGGCGGCGCGCGCCTGCGCGGATATCGAAAATACGCCCGTCCCGCTGCGTCGTCTATGGAACCCTGACAACTGCCCCGCAAATCTGCTGCCGTGGCTGGCCTGGGCGTTTTCGGTTGATCGCTGGGATGAGAGCTGGCCGGAAGAAACCAAACGCGAGGTTATCCGCAGCACGTGGTTTATCCATGCGCATAAAGGGACGATAGGTGCGGTGCGTCGTGTGGTCGAGCCGCTCGGGTATCTGATTAACGTGACGGAGTGGTGGGAGACGAACGACCCCCCGGGCACGTTTCGCCTTGATATCGGCGTGCTGGAGACCGGTATCACCGAGGAAATGTATTACGAAATGGAAAGGCTGATTGCCGATGCAAAGCCAGCCAGCCGCCATCTTATTGGCCTGAATATTATCCAGGACATACCGGGTTATCTCTTCACCGGAGCCCTGACCTGGGACGGCGACATCATCACGGTTTACCCCGGATAAGTGAGAACACAATGACAGTGAAATATAAAACCGTTATCACCCGAGCCGGTGCGGAAAAACTGGCGGCGGCGACGCTCCCGAACGGGAAGAAAGTCAATTTTGCTGTGATGGCCGTCGGGGACGGCGGCGGAAAACTGCCCGAACCGGACGCCAGCCAGACAAAACTCGTCAATGAGGTCTGGCGTCATGTCCTGAACAAAATCAGCCAGGACAAAAAACATAAAAATTATGTCGTGGCGGAGCTGGTGATCCCCCCGGAGACCGGCGGTTTCTGGCTGCGTGAAATGGGGCTTTACGATGACACCGGCACGCTGATTGCGGTCGGCAATATGGCCGAAAGCTACAAACCCGAGCTGGCGGAAGGATCAGGTCGTGCGCAGACGCTGCGTATGGTGATCATGGTGAGTGATATCGACACGGTCGAGTTGTCCATCGATACCACGCTGGTGATGGCGACGCAGGATTATGTCGACGACAAACTCGCAGAGCATGAGCAGTCCCGCCGCCATCCTGACGCCACGCTGAAAGAAAAAGGGTTCACGCAGTTAAGCAGTGCGACCGACAGCACGTCTGAGGCGCTCGCCGCGACACCGAAAGCGGTTAAGGCGGCGTATGACCTTGCGAAAGGTAAATACTCGGCTCAGGACGCGACCACGGCGCAGAAAGGGATTGTTCAGCTCAGTAGCGCCATCGACAGCGTGTCTGAGACGCTCGCCGCAACGCCAAAAGCGGTGAAAGCGGCGAATGATAATGCTGATGGCCGCGTTCCTTCCTCGCGCAAAATTAACGGACACTCCCTGAATGCTGACACCAGTGTCACCTCGCAGGATATTTTCGACGACCAGGCTATTGGGCTGGTAACGGAGGATTTAGACACCCTTAAAACGCCGGGTATTTACTTTCAGCCAGCGAATTCTAATACCTCAGCCGCCAGACATTACCCTGAAAATAACGCCGGGACGCTGGTCATTTATAAAAATGCCGGAGTGACTCAGGTATACCGGGTTTATAACAGCTCCCGGAGCTACTCGCGCAGCCAGTATTCAACAGGCGCATGGACACCGTGGACGCCTGATGATGTTTTTCCGGTAGGCGCTCCCGTTGCGTGGCCGTCTGACAGTGTTCCTGCTGGCTATGCCGTCATGCAGGGACAAACTTTTGATAAAGCCGCGTATCCGCTGCTTGCTGTGGTGTACCCATCGGGTGTTATTCCTGATATGCGGGGCTGGACAATCAAAGGTAAACCCGCAAGTGGGCGCGCTATTTTGTCTCAGGAGCAGGACGGCATTAAATCGCACGCCCACGGTGCCAGCGCATCGAGCACCGATTTAGGGACGAAAACCACCAGTGCTTTTGACCACGGAACGAAAACCACCACGACCTTTGACTACGGGACAAAAACCACTAATGCAACCGGCAACCATGCGCACACTTTTACCGTACACCGGGGAGATCAGGCCGGGGGACAGGCCGCCGACGGTAACGAAATAGCGACGGGAACGAAAACAACATCAACTGCAGGTAATCACGCGCATACCGTGGCGATTGGTGCCCACAATCATAATGTCGGGATTGGCGCACACTCGCACTCCGTTGCTATTGGCGCACACGGTCACACCATTACGATCGCCGCGTCGGGTAATGCAGAAAACACCATCAAAAACATCGCCTTTAACTATATCGTGAGACTCGCATAATGACGTTTAAAATGACCGGAGAAAGCCGGACTATCACTGTGTATAACTTTCGTGCAGACACCTGTGAATTTATTGGAAAAGGTGACGCCCTGATACCGGCATTTACCGGATTGCCCGCCTGCTGCACCAGTGAAAAGCCCCCGGAAACCCGAGACGGATTTATTCCGGTTTATGACACTGAAAATGGTTGCTGGGCTATCACTGAAGACCACCGGGGTGAGGTTGTCTATGACACCGAAACAGGTCATGAGAGGGAGATAACCGAGCCGGGTCAGTATCCGGCAGGAACAACACCGGTTGTGCCGGAAAACCCGTGGCAGAAATGGGATGGTAAAACATGGGTTGATGATGCTGATGCTGCACGTAATGCATTGACAGAGGCTGCGAAAAACAACAAAAACAGGCTTCTTAAACAGGCCAATACTGCGGTTGCGACATTACAGGACTCCGTTGATCTGGAGATGGCAACCGACGATGAAAAAACGCACCTCATTGCATGGAAAAAATACCGTGTTTTACTGAGCCGCATCCAGCCGGAGGATGCTCCGGATATTGAATGGCCGCCGCTGCCAGTCTGATCCGACATCTGGCGGGCAGTTGCCCGCCTTTTCCTTTCCCGTCGTTGTGTCAGACCTTAGCCAACCCTGACAAATAGCCCGCACCCGCCACACAACAGAAAATATCACTCACCCCTTAACCACGGAGTTAAACGGATGAGTGACTATCATCACGGCGTGCAGGTCATCGAGATTAACGATGGCGTGCGCACCATTTCCACCGTTTCGACGGCCATCATCGGCATGGTCTGCACGGCCAGCGATGCTGACGAAAAAACATTTCCCCTCAATGAGCCGGTGCTCATTACGAACGTGCAGAGCGCTATCGGTAAGGCCGGTAAACAGGGCACGCTGTCGGCGTCCCTGCAGGCTATCGCTGACCAGTGCAAGCCGGTCATCGTGGCCGTGCGTGTGGCCGAAGGTATTGAAGATCCGGAGAACCCCGAGGAGGCGCACAAACAGACCATTTCTAATATCATCGGCACCACCGACGAAAACGGCAAATATACCGGGCTGAAAGCCCTGCTGACGGCGAAAACCGTCACCGGCGTTAAGCCACGGATTCTCGGCGTGCCGGGGCTGGATTCACAGGAGGTGGCGACCGCACTCGCGTCCACCTGTCAGAGCCTGCGCGCCTTTGGCTATGTCAGCGCATGGGGCTGTAAAACCATTTCCGAGGCCATCGACTACCGCGAGAATTTCAGCCAGCGTGAGCTGATGGTCATCTTCCCTGATTTTCTGGCATGGGACACCACGGCGAACGCGACCGCGACAGCCTGGGCGACGGCGCGCGCGCTCGGCCTGCGTGCCAAAATCGACCAGACGGTCGGCTGGCATAAAACCCTGTCTAACGTTGGCGTTAACGGTGTGACCGGCGTCAGTGCCTCAGTATCGTGGGATTTGCAGGAACCGGCGACCGACGCCAACCTGCTGAATCAGGCCGGTGTCACCACGCTTATCCGCAATGATGGTTTCAAGTTTTGGGGAAACCGTACCTGCTCGGATGATCCGCTTTTCCTGTTTGAGAACTACACCCGCACCGCGCAGGTACTGGCCGACACGATGGCGGAGGCGCACGCGTGGGCGATGGATAAACCCATTACCCCGACCCTCATTCGCGACATCGTTTCCGGTATCAATGCCAAATTCCGCGAGCTGAAAACCAGTGGTTATATCGTTGACGGCTTCTGCTGGTACGACCCGGAGTCGAACGACACCGCGACCCTGAAAGTGGGGAAACTGTATATCGATTACGACTATACCCCCGTCCCGCCGCTGGAAAACCTGACCCTGCGCCAGCGCATCACCGATACCTATCTGGCGAACCTGTCGGACTCGGTCAACAGCTAAGGAGCTCTGAGCATGGCGTTACCCCGCAAACTGAAATACCTGAATATGTTCAACGATGGCCTCAGCTATATGGGCGTTGTTGAATCCGTCACCCTGCCAAAATTGACCCGCAAGCTGGAGAAATATCGCGGCGGCGGGATGCCGGGGGCGGTGTCGGTTGACCTTGGCCTCGATGACGATGCGCTGTCGCTTGAGTGGACGCTCGGCGGTCTGCCTGACATTGAATTGTGGGCGCAGTACGCCTCACCGGGTGCTGACAGCGTGCCGCTGCGTTTTACCGGCTCTTATCAGCGTGACGACACCGGCGCGATTTCTGCCGTCGAGGTGGTGATGCGTGGCCGTCATAAAGAATACGACGGCGGTGAAAACAAGCAGGGCGAAAGCGGTACAACCAAAATGGCGACCGAGTGCGCCTATTACCAGCTCACGATCGACGGCAAAGAAGTCATCGAGATTGACGTGATCAACATGGTGCTGAAAGTCGACGGTGTCGACCGTATGGCAGAGCACCGCAAGGCGATTGGCCTGTAATCCTTCAACCGGTCAGTGAGGCTGGCCGGTCATTTACCCTGATGAGAAATTCGCATGAAAAATATCAATGAGACTGCTGTTGCTGACACTGAGAACGTCAATCCGAATGTCGTTATTTTTGACACCCCGCTGATGCGCGGTGAGCAGAAAGTTGAGCAGGTCACCTTAACCAAACCGAATGCGGGAACCCTGCGCGGGGTGTCGCTGGCGTCGCTGGCAAATTCCGACGTTGATGCGCTGATTAAGGTGCTGCCGCGCATGACATATCCGGCACTGACCGAGCACGAGCTCGCGCGTCTGGATGCGTCAGACCTGATTTCACTAGCCGGTAAGGTGGTCGGTTTTTTGTCACCAGCTTCGGGTCGCTGACCTTCCCGGAAAAACTGTCGGTCGATGACCTGATGGCGGATATTGCGGTGATCTTCCACTGGCCGCCATCAGAGCTAAATTCCCTGAGTGTGACCGAGCTCCTGACATGGCGCGATAAGGCGCTGCAACGAAGCGGAAGCCATCATGAGCAATAACGTCAGAATCGAGGTGCTGCTGAACGCAGTTGACCGGGCAAGCCGCCCGCTTAAAGCGATTCAGAACGCCAGCAAATCCCTGTCTGGTGATATCCGCAATTCACAAAAAAGCCTGCGCGAACTTAATGCGCAGGCGTCCCGTATTGACGGATTCCGCAAAGCCAGCGCCCAGCTTGCCGTGACCGGTCATTCGCTTGAGAAAGCGAAACAGGAAGCGCAAGCCCTTGCCACACAATTTAAAAACACCGAGCGCCCGACGCGCGCGCAGGCGCAGGTGCTTGAATCGGCAAAGCGTGCCGCCAACGGGCTGCAGACGAAATACAACAGCCTCACTGAGTCTGTTAAGCGCCAGCAACGTGAACTCGGTGCAGTCGGTATTAATACCCGTAATCTGGCAAATGATGAGCGGGGGCTTAAATCGCGCATCAGTGAGACTACCGCGCAGCTTAATCGGCAGCGTGAGGCACTGGCGAAAGTCAGCGCACAACAGGCGAAGTTAAGCCGGGTGAAAGCGCGGTATCAGGCCGGTAAATCACTGGCCGGAAACGCGGCGGCGGCTGGCGCAGCCGGTGTTGGTATTGCGACGGCGGGAACCCTCGCCGGGGTTAAGCTGCTGACGCCTGGTTATGAATTTGCACAGAAAAACTCAGAGCTGCAGGCCGTGCTCGGTGTCGACAAACAGTCGCCTGAAATGCAGGCGCTGCGTAAACAGGCGCGCCAGCTCGGTGATAATACCGCTGCCTCTGCCGATGATGCGGCGGGTGCGCAGATTATCATTGCCAAAAGCGGCGGCGATGCGGCGGCCATTCAGGCGGCGACGCCGGTCACACTGAATATGGCGCTGTCGAACAAGCGCACGATGGAAGAAAACGCTGCGCTGCTGACAGGCATGAAATCTGCTTTTCAGCTCTCTAACGATAAAGTCGCGCATATTGGTGATGTTCTCTCGATGACGATGAACAAAACCGCCGCCGACTTTGATGGAATGAGTGATGCGCTGACCTATGCCGCGCCAGTGGCGAAAAATGCCGGGGTAAGTATCGAAGAAACCACCGCAATGGTGGGGGCGCTGCACGATTCCAAAATCACCGGCTCGATGGCGGGTACAGGGAGCCGTGCCGTTCTGAGTCGCCTGCAGGCGCCAACCGGTAAAGCGTACGACGCCATCAAAGAGCTCGGTATTAAAACGTCAGATAGCAAAGGCAATACGCGCCCGATATTTTCCATCCTGAAAGAAATGCAGCGCAGTTTTGAGAAAAACAATCTCGGAACGGGGCAGAAATCCGAATACATGAAAACCATTTTCGGTGAAGAGGCCAGCTCGGCGGCCGCCGTGCTGATGGCCGCCGCAACAAGCGGCAAGCTCGACCAGCTCACCGCCGCGTTTAAAGCCTCAGACGGTAAGACTGAGGAACTGGTTAAGGTTATGCAGGATAACCTCGGCGGCGACTTTAAAGAGTTTCAGTCAGCCTATGAGGCGGTCGGCACTGACCTGTTTGATCAGCAGGAGGGCTCACTGCGAAAGCTGACGCAGACGGCCACGCAATATGTGCTCAGGCTCGACGGCTGGATCCAGAAAAATAAAGGGCTGGCGACCACCCTCGGCGTGGTGGTTGGTGGTGCGCTGGCGCTGATCGGTGTAATGGGCGGGATTGGCCTTGTCGCATGGCCGGTGGTGATGGGGATTAATGCCATCATTGCGGCGGCTGGCGTGCTCGGTGTGGTTTTCAGTACGGTTGGCGGCGCGATTGTCACGGCCATTGGCGCAATCAGCCTGCCGGTGCTGGCGGTAGCCGGTGCAGTGGTGGCCGGTGCATTGCTGATCCGCAAATACTGGGAGCCGCTCGGTGCATTCTTCTCGGGCGTGGTGGAGGGACTGAAAGCCGCCTTTGCACCGGTGGGGGACATGTTTACCCCGCTCGCGCCGGTGTTTGACGCCATCGCTGAAAAGCTGGGTGTCGTCTGCCAGTGGTTTAAAGACCTGCTTGCGCCGGTGAAAACCACGCAGGACACGCTCTCCAGTTGCAAAAATGTCGGCGTTACTTTTGGTCAGGCGCTGGCTGATGCGCTGATGATGCCGCTCAAGATGTTTAACAGCCTGAGCGGCAAGGTCGGCTGGCTACTGGAAAAACTCGGCGTTATCAAAAAAGAATCCAGCGACCTCGACCAGACCGCAGCGAAAGCGAATAAAGCGTCCCCGAATGGCGGGTATATCCTTGCGACCGCTGGATATGGCGGGTATCAGGCGTATCAGCCGGTCACTGCACCTGCAGGCCGGTCTTATATCGACCAGAGCAAAAGCGAATACAACATCAATCTGCAGGGCGGGGTCGCGCCGGGCAGTGACCTTGACCGCCAGCTCCGTGACGCCGTCGACAAACTTGACCGCGAGAAACGTGCGCGCCAGCGATCCAGTATGAGACTCGACTGAGGGAGGGGTAAAAATGTTAATGGTGCTGGGCTTTTTTGTGTTTGAACGGCGCACCCTGCCGCATCAGTCAATGCAGTATTCGAAGGACTACCGGTGGGTGTCAAATGACCGTATTGGAAAACCACCTGCTTATCAGTATCTCGGGGAGGGGGAGACCTCGCGCACCCTGTCAGGCACGCTTTACCCTGAAATCACTGGCGGGCGTCTGTCACTGATGGCCATCGAACTGATGGCCGACGAGGGGCGCGCATGGCCGCTGATTGACGGAACCGGTATGATCCACGGGATGTATGTCATCGATAAAGTGACTCACAACCACACCGAGTTATTCAGCGACGGTGCGGCTAAAAAAATCGAGTTTAGCCTGTCGCTTAAGCGGGTGGATGAATCCCTCGCGGCCATCTACGGCGACCTGAAAACGCAGGCTGACAATCTGGTCACGTCTGCCGGTAACTGGCTCGGGGGGATGGCGGGATGATAACGGGAATGAACATTCAGACCGGGGCGCGCATTGCCCCTGATTTTATGCTCACGCTCGATGGCGCAGATATCTCACAGAATTTCAGCAACCGGCTTATCGGGCTGACCATGACCGACAATCGCGGATTCGAGGCTGATCAGCTTGATATCGAGCTTGATGATTCTGACGGGCTGGTTGAGCTGCCGCCACGCGGGGCATCGCTGACGCTGTGGCTGGGCTGGCAGGGCTCGGCGCTGATAAACAAAGGGAGTTTCACGGTTGACGAAATCGAGCACCGGGGCGCGCCTGACAGGCTGACCCTCCGGGGGCGCAGCGCGGATTTTCGCGGGACGCTGAACTCCAGGCGCGAACAGTCATGGCACGACACCACGCTCGGGGTGATTGTTGAGGCTATCGCGCAGCGTAACAAACTGACGGCCAGCGTGGCTGATACCCTGAAATCTGTTGCTGTGCCGCATATCGACCAGTCTCAGGAATCCGACGCCGCGTTTTTGTCCCGACTGGCGGATCGTAACGGGGCAGCGGTTTCGGTCAAAGCCGGGAAATTGTTATTCCTGAAAGCCGGTAGCGCGATGACGGCCAGTGGCAAGGCCATCCCGCAAATGACCGTCGAACGCGGTGACGGCGACCGCCATCAGTTCGCCATTGCAGACCGTGAGGCTTACACCGGCGTAACGGCGAAATGGCTGCACACCAGAGACCCGAAACTGCAAAAGCAAAAGGTGAAGCTCAAACGCAAACCCAAAGAGCAGCACCTGCGTGCGCTGCAGCACCCGAAGGCCGTCAAAACATCGGCAAAGGCTAAAAAGAAAAAGGAGCAGGAAGCGCGGGAAGGTGAGTATATGGCTGGTGAGTCCGACAATGTTCTGGAACTCACGACCATCTACGCGACAAAGGCGCAGGCCATGCGCGCAGCTCAGGCAAAGTGGGACAGGATACAACGTGGGGTGGCGGAGTTTTCGATTACGCTCGCCACTGGCCGCGCTGATTTATTTCCTGAAACGCCGGTCGCAGTGAAAGGCTTTAAGCGCGTTATAGACGAACAGGCGTGGATAATCAGCCGTGTGGTGCACAGCTTTAATGGGAGCGGCTTCACGACGGGCTTAGAGCTTGAGGTTAAGGTTTCTGATGTGGAGTATGAAAGCGAGGAAACTTAACGATGTGTTTTAATTATGTGTTTGTTTTATAAGTGAAAAATGAGTAAAATTAACACATTGAATACGCCGGAGACCCTCATCATGTTTCATTGTCCGAAATGCCATCATGCCGCCCACGCCCGCACGAGTCGCTATTTTACTGATACCACAAAAGAGCGGTATCACCAGTGCACAAACATCAACTGCAGTTGCACGTTTGTGACCACTGAAACAGTCGAGCGTTTCATCGTATCACCGGGCGAGGTAGTACCCGCGCCGCCGCATCCAACAACGTCAGGTCAGCAGCAAATTCAATGGATGTGAGAAGAAGTTGGTAGGTGGAATCTGGGTACGATATTTGTTAATACTAGCTTGTTGTAACAAAAATTAATTCTGACCTAACAGTACATTACGGAAAACGTATCCATGACTTTTGATGAATATATGCAAAAAACCAGAGAAATAAATGAGCAACTTCAAGAGATTTCTATGCTAACGGCAAATCAAGCACTAACAAATTGCGCAAACTCATCCAATCCCGGCTTTGTTGATCTGATGCGTCGTCATGCAGAATTGACAATGCGCTCGTTTAAGCTTACTGAAGAGATGATGAAACAGTTATCTATTGATAACTAATAATCAAACACTAGGCCAAAAAGGTGTAAGAGCACTAGACACAATGATTGATACTCTTATTCTTTAAAGCAAATCAAAATTTTCTACCATTTTTTTTATAAATAAAGCCCCGCATTTGCGGGGCTTTTTGTATGTGCGCCGGGCATGGCGCGTAGCGCCGTGACTGGCGCTGTTCTTCAACTGTGGTGGCTGAAGAACGACTAAGAGGTGAAAGTCCTCCACACACCCGGTGAGGGGAAGTGTTAGCGGAAGGCAAGGGTGTTCATCGCGAGGTGAAATCTGAAGGAAGCCGGATGCAAAATGCTGGCCTGACGAACAGGAAGCGGTTAAGGCGGCGCAGCGGGGTAAGGTGGCATACATCACCAAAGCCCGATACTCACACGGAACGCTGTAACGTAGAGCCGACAGGCATAAGCAGGAAAGTCGCGCGAATTACCCCGGGAGAACTGCCGTCCTGCCAGTGTGCTACCGGCGTCGTAAGGTGCCGGGATGGGGCGGCAGAAGTCAGCCGACGCCGTAGTAGTGCTGCAAAACCGGCAGCATGAAGGGCCGAACATGATTAACCGTGATTAGGACATCCGAACCCGATGATGATTAATGAAGCACAAGCGCAGGCAACTGCGGCCAGCGGCAGAGGAGACGGACGGTATCCGTCAGGGCTGCATGATGGCGCTGAAATCAGCACGGCGGCGGGTGGGCAAACGAAAGCGGAAGTGCCGCTGACGATGGAAGCGGTGATAACGAGAGAAAACCTGATGCTGGCTTATCAGCGCGTGGTGGAAAACAAAGGCGCGGCGGGGGTGGATAACCTCAGCGTGGCGGAGTTGAAACCGTGGCTGAAGAAGAACTGGCGCAGTGTCAGGCAGGCATTGATTGACGGAAACTACCAGCCGCGGGCAATACGCCGGATGGATATCCCGAAGCCGGATGGCGGCGTGAGAACCTTAGGCATCCCGACGGTGGTGGACAGGCTTATCCAGCAGGCGATTGCGCAGCAGTTAAGCGCCATCGTGGACAAAAGCTTCTCAGACTCCAGCTACGGCTTCCGGCCGGGGCGCAACGCATGGCAGGCGGTGCAACAGGCACAGCGTTACATACGGGGCGGCAAACGGTGGGTGGTGGATATGGATCTGGAGAAGTTCATTGACCGGGTGGATCACAGACTCCTGATGACGCGTCTGGCCAGAACGATAAAGGACAGGCGGGTGCTGAGACTGATACGCCGCTACCTGAAAGCGGAAATAGTCCGGGACGGGCAAAGGGAGAAACGGCAGGAGGGCATGCCGCAGGGCGGCCCGCTGTCGCCGTTACTGTCGAACATCCTGCTGGATGAACTGGATAAAGAACTGGAGCGTCGTTGACACAGCTTCTGCCGCTACGCAGACGACTGCAACATCAACGTAAGCAGCCGGAAAGCGGGCGACCATCTGCTGAAGAACATCAGGGCGTTCGTGGAGAACAAAATGAAACTGAAGGTGAATGAGAAGAAGAGCGCGGTGGCGCGCCCGTGGGAGCGGAAGTTCCTCGGGTACAGTGTGACATGGCACAAACAGGCGAAGCTGAAAATAGCCCTGACGAGCGTGAACAGGCTGAAGGAGAAAGTCCGCAGTCTGACCACGGGAAACCGGAGCAAATCAGTGAAAGCGACAATCAATGCCCTGACGCCAGTGCTGCGTGGATGGATAAGCTACTTCAGGCTGACGGAAGTCAGAGGAGTGCAGGAAGAGCTGGACGGCTGGATCAAACGGAAACTGCGGTGCCTGTTGTGGCGGCAGTGGAAGAGGCCGGGAACCCGGACGAAGAACCTGCAAAGAGCGGGGCTGAGTAAGGACAGGGCGATGATCTCAGCGTACAACAACCACGGGCCATGGTGGAACTCAGGGTCAAGCCATATGAATCAGGCGATAAAGAATGCGTGGTTCAGCAGGCAGGGTCTGATATCACTGCTGGAACAGCAGAGGCAGTTCCAGTGTTAACATGAACCGCCGTATGCGGAGCCGCATGTACGGTGGTGTGAGAGGACGGCGGGAGTGATCCCGCCTCCTACTCGATCGATGTGGTCAATGTGTGGACATTGTAAGAAATAAATCCATTTATTTCATTAGGTTAGAACAAAAAAATAAGCCCGTGTAAGGGAGATTACACAGGCTAAGGAGGTGGTTCCTGGTACAGCTAGCATTTTATGGGTTATGTTTTTCAGCGAAACGGATGATAACCTTAATAAATGCAGCTGTATGTGATCGGTTTCTAAGAATTTTCCATACGGGAAAAATAATCGAAATTAATCACTTACCGTGTGGGTTACGCGTGGTTTCCCCGGAGAAATTACGCATCAGCAGAGCGTAATTGAGCTCAAGATCCTGCGGGACCGGGAGCCACACAGTATAACCATCGCCTGGTGCGACCGGCATCGCTTCACCTTTGGCGTTTTCCATGTGCTCAAGGATAAAGTTAATGTTGCCTTGCGGCGTCATCAGCTCAAGGCTGTCGCCAACGGAGAATTTATTTTTCACCGCTACCGCCGCGAGGTCCCCCTTGCGCTCACCGGTAAACTCACCAACAAACTGCTGGCGGTCAGAAACTGAATAACCGTATTCGTAGTTCTGATAATCGTCGTGAGTATGACGACGCAGGAAACCTTCGGTATAGCCACGATGCGCCAGACCTTCCAGAGTTTCCAGCAGGCTGGTATCGAACGGTTTGCCCGCAGCGGCGTCATCGATAGCTTTACGGTAAACCTGTGCGGTGCGTGCGCAATAGTAGAAAGATTTAGTACGGCCTTCGATTTTCAGCGAATGCACGCCCATTTTGGTCAGGCGTTCTACATGGGCGATGGCGCGCAGATCTTTCGAGTTCATGATGTAAGTGCCGTGCTCATCTTCAAACGCGGTCATATACTCGCCCGGACGCTGGGCTTCTTCGATCATAAACACTTTGTCGGTTGGCGCGCCGATACCCAGCGTCGGCTCAACATTTTGCACCGGAATCGGCTCGTACTTGTGTACGATGTTGCCAACGTCATCTTCTTTCCCTTCCTGGACGTTGTACTCCCAGCGGCAGGCGTTGGTGCAGGTACCCTGGTTCGGATCGCGCTTGTTGATATAGCCAGAGAGCAGGCAGCGACCGGAGTAGGCCATGCACAGCGCACCGTGAACGAAGATCTCGATCTCCATATCCGGCACCTGATTGCGGATCTCTTCAATCTCTTCCAGCGACAGCTCGCGAGAGAGGATCACGCGGGTCAGGCCCATTTGCTGCCAGAATTTCACCGTCGCCCAGTTTACGGCGTTAGCCTGCACCGAGAGGTGGATCGGCATTTCAGGGAAGTGCTCACGCACCAGCATAATCAGCCCTGGATCGGACATAATCAGCGCATCCGGCCCCATTTCCACCACCGGTTTCAGGTCACGGATAAAGGTTTTCAGCTTGGCGTTGTGCGGTGCAATGTTGACCACGACATAAAACTTTTTCCCCAGCGCGTGGGCTTCATTGATGCCGAGCTGAAGATTTTCGTGGTTGAATTCGTTGTTGCGCACACGCAGGGAGTAACGCGGCTGGCCCGCATAAACAGCATCTGCGCCATAAGCGAAAGCGTAACGCATATTTTTCAGCGTTCCCGCCGGGGAAAGGAGTTCCGGTTTAAACATAATTCTCTCGTTCTGATGACAGGTCAGATCCGCTTCACCTGATGAAGCGGTTAGGGGAGTGCCCCCACTTTAAGGGCGGGCATTGTAGCGCTGTGGGGGGATCTGGTAAAGCGCCGGACGCCAACAACCCACGCCCGGCATCGTAATTACGTATTGTCTTTCACCGTCTGGCTTGTGCCATTGGCTTTAACGGAGGCAATTCCGGTTTCACGAGATTGCGCGGTGGCGTACATCTGGCTGGAGCCGATAATTTGATGATTAGCGGCTTTCAGATTGAAATAGAATTTGCCGTTACTTGCCGTTTTTTTCTCATAGCGTTCTTCTTGCGGGCTGTTGCTACGCACCGACGCGATGCCCTTTTCCGCAGAGGCTTTTGAGGTATACAGCTCGCTGGTGAGGATAGTCTCACCATTGCCCGCTTTTAGCACAAACCGGAACTGATTATCACTGCTCTTACTGAGTTCAAACCAACCAGCCATAATGACTCCTTGATTGAAATTGTGTATCGAAAACAGCATCTAAAGGTGCTGTTTACCGATTAAAGTATGAGCGATTTTCTGATGCCTGCCAGGGCGGAGAGATAATGTCAGTTTGTTGACCATGCGTGGGATAATGTTGCCGGATCGGGTCTGAACGCCATCTCCGGCTAACAAAATAATGTCGCTAAAACTAAACGATGCGGCAGGCGTCGGCTTCCCAGCGGTAACCGACGCCATAAACGGCGCGGATAAATGACTGTTCGGCGTCGAGAGATTCCAGCTTGCGGCGCAGGTTTTTAATGTGGCTGTCGATGGTGCGGTCGGTTACTACGCGGTAGTCGTCATAAAGATGATTGAGCAATTGCTCGCGGGAGAACACTTTTCCTGGTTCGTGAGAGAGCGTTTTCAGCAGACGAAATTCCGCAGGCGTCAGGTCAAGCATTTTACCGCGCCATGAAGCCTGAAAACGACCTTCGTCGATAATCAACGGACTTTCAGCATCCTGTTGCTGCAATTCGCGCTGCGGTTTGCAACGGCGCAAAATGGTTTTGACGCGCGCTACCACTTCCCGTGGGCTGTACGGCTTGCAGATGTAGTCATCTGCGCCAATCTCCAGCCCCAGCAGGCGGTCGATCTCTTCGATTTTTGCTGTCACCATCACGATAGGAATGTCAGAAAAACGACGAATTCCCCGGCACAGCGTCAAGCCATCGGTGCCAGGGAGCATCAGATCCAACAGGATCAGATCCGGTGGTGTCTGGCGCACATACGGCAGTACCTGATCGCCGTGGCTGATAAGCGTCGGCGCATAGCTCGCAGCACGCAGATAATCAATGAGCAACTGCCCCAGCTTCGGTTCATCTTCCACGATCAAAATACGCGGTGTGTTTTCGTCGATTGGTAACTCGGTCATACTTCTCTCTGTAAATCCCGTTCCAGCGGTAACTCTACTGTAATGCTTACCCCGCCAAAAGGCGAATGGGCAGCAATAATGCGGCCATTATGTGCTTCAACAATGTTCAGGCAAATCGCCAGCCCCAGCCCGGAACCGCCGCTGGCGCGGTTGCGGGAACCTTCGGTGCGATAAAAACGTTCAAACAATTTTTGTAGCTGATCGTCACTGACGCCCGGCGCGCTGTCGGCAAAGGTCAGGCGCACCGTTTTGTCGTGCTGCTCGGCAGAGATTTTCAGGCTGCCGCCGCTGTCAGTGTAGCGCAGGCTGTTTTCAAGTAAGTTATTGAATAACTGCATTAAACGGTCGCGATCGCCAAATACGGTGATACTGTCTGGCAGGGAAAATT